CATCACTTGGAATTAACGGCTCGTTTGGAACGTTGCCAATAGATATAACAGGTCTAAAATCATTTATTAAAACAAAGTCTACATCGCCAGTATTGAGATTAGATTTCATTGATTCTATAATGTATCTTTTATCTCTAATAATTAGCCTGTCATTCAAACGTAATTCAGTTAATAGGCTTACAGGTAGATTCGTTTTTATGGTTGTTCTTCTATTCTTTAAATTAAACAGATTAAGTAAATATCCAGAATAATATGTTTTAAAAAGTGTATTCTGTTCAGCTATGTTTGTTAAGGTGCTTATGTCTGCATTAAAATTAAGTGTGTAGTTTTCAGTCAATACTTTTACATCTTGTCCGAAAGGAACATACTCTGTTAAAGTGCTTGTACTTGTTTCATCTGTAAATCTATAATCTTGTGCTAATTCTTCGTACTCATAAATTATCATAGGTTTAGGAACGTACTTGTTTCCATCTTGATTTATTGTTTCGCCTATTTGTAGATTCGTGCCTTGAAACTTTTGCATCATCATATTTTCAAAAGGCAATTCTACTTTAAAAGCACCACCATCATAATCAAAAGTGTTCTTCGTGTTTCCATAGCCACGACCTGTAAGATTTTTAAATATTGTATTTGTAGCACTTTCACTTTCTTGGTAGTTAAATTCTATTGTTTTAAATAATTTAAGCCTGTCTATGTTTATGCTTTTTATATCCGTGTATTTCGTGATATCTACAACTGCGCCTTTCGCATACCAATCGTCTAACGGCTCAACTTGAAACACATTTTCTGCCGTTCCATAGCAAGTTAAATTAAACATCTTTAGAACTCCTTTAAAGAAGTCGCTTACGGTCATATCTGGAACGTAGTTAACAACACTAAAATCATTATTTACACTTACTGCTCCTGTTCCATAATATCTATTTATAGCCGTATCAATGCCACTACCTGTGTCAATATATGTAAGTTGCTGATAAGTAATTTTAAAAGTAACTGATAAAGCATTTTGAGCCCTAAATCTAAAACTATAATTAGTGTTAGGTGTATTTACACTACTACCCTCAATAATTTGTGTTGTTCCAGGAGATTGTGCAGTTATTGTTTGAACTACTTGGTTATTCAATATTACATCAATATAAAATATTGTTTGTGGTGTTGCTGGATTTACAGAATTAATTTCTAAAACAACACTATATAGAAATGCAGCTTGAAGACCAGGCGTTGCTCCTGGAAATGCTTCTGAAAATGATATTTGACCAAAGCTTAATGTATCTGTACCTAAATCAAAATAATCTAAATAAGTTTTAGTTGTATTATAATTAATAATATCCGTACTTCCACTTGTTATATCCATTAATTTAGATTCAGTTACAAAAGTAAAATCTTCTGAATTTTTACAATACAAATAAGCATTACTAAATCTTTTATCTCCAAAAAATGTTCCACTAAACGTAACTCCGTACCTCGTTTGTATTACGTTAATTAAAGAAAGTAGTTTAATAGCTGGAAATAATTCATTGTACAAAACACTTCCTGTTCCTGTTGTTCCTATGTCTGTGCTTCCACCTGTTCCATAAGTTATATCTCTATTAAAGATTAAAGGAAACCTAACACCATAAGTAATGCTTCCATTTGTTATTCTGTCTTGAACTGCTGCGCCATCATACGCAAAATTATAAAAATCAAGTTCAGACATATCAGCCAATTTATCGTCTTGAAATTTATCCTTAAGTGCCAATATATCTCCGTAGAAAGTAATTTGATAACTATAAGGTTGGTTGTCTTTTACTTCTGATTTTTCTAAACTTATTTTTCCACGTCTAAATGTTGTTAAGTCTATTTCTATGTATGCATCTCTTCGGATGTTGTGGTCAAAGATTGTATTGATATCTTGTAAATCGCCAATATCACTATTATAGAAATGCTTAAATATTGCATCGTTTTTAATTGAACTCGGAACACTAAAGCTTTGTGAATAGTCAGTAAATACTTTGCTAATATCTTGGATATCTTGCTGCTTACTTGTAACGCTTATTATTTCGTCTTTAAATAAATCAAGTCTTTGCCCCTCTATGTATACTTGTACAGTTCTCATTAAACTACATTGTTAATTAAATCGTAAGCAAATTCAAACTCCATTTCGTAGTTAATCATTCCATCGTTTATTCCTACTTGTTTTTGAAGTGATTTAGTTTTGGCTTTTACAGGAGTGTAATTCGTGTTTACCTCGTAATCTAATAGAAGCACCTTTTCACTCAATAACATCTGTTGTATATAATCGCCATAGTCATCATTTACCCATCCTGTATTCAGCTTAATAGTTTCTTTTGCGTTTATGTTAAACTCCTTGAATTGTCCATCTCCAGAAAGATTTGGATAGTAAGGTAATGCGCTTGGATTGAATTTGTATTCATTAGTCTTTACGTTTATACTTCTTTTCTTTACTTTTTGAAAGAATATTCGCGACCAACTTCCATAACGATTAATAAAGTCCACAACTACTGGCTGGTATTTTGGTTCGCATTGTGGCTTAAAATATGCAGTCCACCGTTCTGTTACACCACCTATTAAGATTTCTACTTTGTTTCCGTTTGGTGCATAAGTTAAATATGCTCGTGCATAGCTTTTTACTCCATCAGTAGTAGCCGTTTCTGTAAACGTTGCACCTGTTACTAAATCAGTATACTTAACAACATCTCCTATACTTAACTCACAATCGAAAGACCCCCACAAACCATTACCTTGTGTTGTTGGTATTGTAGCATCATAGTTGTAAAAATAAGTACCCTCATCTAAAAGTGCTATTGGTGTTGTTGAATTGTATCCATCCATATAGTAGTTATAGCCATCTACAAAAGTTCCTGTTTCTGTTGTATCTAATACATACGATCCACCTATTAAGTTATATGACTTCACTTCATAGTCTACTAAATAATCCGTGTTTGTGTCTATGCCATAAGCTAAACCTGTCGCATTTTGCCACGTTGTAAAAGAATAATATTCACGAACATAAGGCGAAATATTGTAAAAAGTTTTAGTGTTGTTAGAAGCTGGAATTAATTTAGATAGTGTGTAAGTTGGATTTGCAGTTCCTACATCAGCAGCTAAAAATAATTCAATTTTACTTCCTGTTTGTGTAGCATCGTCTACTTCTATAATGTATGGACTTCTTGATAATTTCATTTTAGTTGTTTAAAGTTTTCTTCAGTAATTTGATTAAATAGTTTTTCCATATCAAAGCCGAACATTTCCATAAGTTCATCTGGCAGCTTATTGTAATACTTTTCAAATGGCTTTGTAAAAAACAAGCTTGGCTTTAAGCCTTTGGAATATATGCTTCTTGCTATAATATAACCCATACTCTTATGGCTCATAAATCTGCCTGTCTCTTTATCTTTCCATTGAAAGCCTTTACGCTTGGCCCATTTTGCCATAATGCCAGACATACCACCGTTTGCCTTTCCTATTAGTGAACTATTTGTTCCAAATTTATAAGGCGATTTGTTTTGTCCGTTTCCTTTGTTAGAACTTTTATTTCCTTTTACACCTTTGTCTTTATAAAATCCGTATTCATCCATCTCAAAAGAAATTTGAATACTATTTTTAGATTCTTTAACATATCCTTTTAAACTATTTGCAAGATTTCCTGTATCTCTTGGAATACCTTTTTTTGCTTCACGGATTACATTATCCTTGAAGTCATCTAATAGTTCTTGTATGTTATTAAATTCTGCCATTAACAAATAGTCATTGAATTGCCGATTAAAATATCACAGGTTAATGTTGCGCCTGCAAGTTTATTTTCAAACCTTTCTGTAAAAAATTCTGCCGTTGGATTGCCATCTACTTGAAAGGCATCTGTATACAAAGTACCTCTTCTTAATAACTCATAAACTCTGTTTAATACTGCCATCATAGTATTTAATACATATAGTTCGTTATCGTTGCCATCAAATTTATTTAGTGTTTCGTCTTTTGATATGTCTGTGATATCCATAGCCAAAATACTTATATTGTATCTTATTACGTTTTCTTCAAACGTGGCTTGATTTACAATCAAGTGAACTAAAGGAAATATTGTTTGCTTGTTTAAGTCAACGTCAAAAATATCGCCTTGTGTAACGGTTTTTATTAGTTCATCGTTATCGAAGTGTGTTTTTAGTTTGTCTATTATATCGAAGTAGTTCATAATTATTTCATTTGTCGTTTTAGTTCACGGCTTTCAATTTCGTTTTTTTGTTTGACGAAAGATAAATATGTGAGACATTTAGTAAGTCCGTATTTTGTAACTGTGTCAAATTTTGTAAGGTCGTTGCCAGAGAGTCCATATATACTTGAATACCAACCCCATTGTTTGCCAAACTGAACTCTTTCTGAAAATTCGTTAAATCCTTCGTCTTCATCAGTTCGTTCTTCAAATAAGTTAGAGTAGCTTGTAACAATTCGCTTCCTAAACTCCAAAAAAAAACACTTGCACTTATTGCAACATCTAAAGGCGCAAACTTCATCAAGTCCTGCATATCTTCATTTGGCTCGTAGTCTATTATCGAATACTTGTCTTTGTGCTTTTCTTTAATTGGCCTAAACATTACTGCCATCGCCTTGTGATATGTACTCCAATCTTTTAAGTGGTGTTCTAAATCGACATATTCGCCAAAGCTGATGTTCTCCAGATTAGGAATAAATCCAAACTCTATGTTCTTTATTTTAAAGTTTCGTATCAGTTGTGGCTTTTCACTAAACACTTCTGTAAAGTGCTTGATCAATCCGTTTAAATCTTTTAGTTTAATCTTTGCAACTTCTCCTAATTGTAAGCCACAAAATATTTGAATCATTTTATTTGCAATCAGTTCTTCGTCGTTACTCTTTTCTTTCATAGCTACAAACTCTTGATACCTTGATAGTGGTATTTCAGATAGTGAATTTGGCAGCAGTATATCTAACTTCATAATATAATAACTTTTTTTTCGTGTTTTTGTACTTTACAGAATATTATAGCTTCCGTAATTCTTATTCATTCCTAACGTTTCCATTTCGTGATAACGTACTGCATCAATCGCGTGATTGAAATTATCTACAGGTTTGTTTAAACGTTTTCCTGTCTTGTCTGTGTCCCAACAATATGATCGAAGTTCTTTGATTAGGCTGGTGCTATTAGAAGTAACTAAATAGTTTTCACGTTGCATTACATCAATACCGTAATTGATACTATCACGTCCTTTCGTAACGCCTTTAATTGTGATTCCATAACGTTGTATATCTGCTATACTTTTTGGCTCTGCTGAATCTGCATAGCACGGCACGTTGCTTGGAAGTATTTTTGCTATGTCGCTATTTAATAATCCTGTTTGATATGTTACTTCGTTTAGGATTCGTGTTTCGTTATGTTTGTATACTTCTATAATTGATGTCGGATCGTTTGTATAACCAAAGTCAATACCTATGCCTATTAGCCTGGCCTCGTCTGGTATTGTATCAATCTGCTTCCAATTACTAAAGACAACGCCCTCTAATTGACCCATTTCGCCATCTACATAAACACGTACCCAATTCTTCCAATAGTTGCTTGTAGCAGCTTTCTTTATGTTCTTTTCTATTTGGCTTATGATTCCGTTATCAAGTGCTTCGTTGTCTTTGTATGTTAGGATAATCTTTTCTGCATCTTCTTGATCTTCTATTTCTGTTTGTACCCAAAATTCAGCAGTAGGATTGTAATCCAAGAAACATTCGTCTTTTGTTCTAATTGACAATTCGTTATAAGATTCAAAGCTTACACTATTGCACTCGTTTATGTAAAGTATTGAACGCCTACCACCTCTTAACTTACTTGAATCGTCTGCACTAAAAAATTCTATAAAACTGCCGTTTGCAAATTCGTATTTTAGAAGTGACTTGTTAAATCTGTCATCTACAAACCTGTTTATTGATTTCATAATCTTTACGAAATCTCTTAAAGCACCTCTTCTTAAGTGTGGAATAGATTCAGCTACAACGCTTATTTCTGTGTTTGGTGTTTTGGCTGCTCTGTCTATTAAGATAGGAAGTATGCCGTATGTCTTTCCTGCTGATGTTCCACCTTGAACAATCTTAATTCGTTTTTTTAACGCAAGTATTTTATTTATTGCCGTTGTTCTTTGAAACATCTGGAAAAAGTGGTTGCTCTATATTCGTTTGTTCTATCTGTTCTTTTAAGCTATTTAATCGTGCAGTAATGCTTGGATTGTATTGGCCCACCATACCACCTTTAATTTGATCGTCGCGTATTTCCTTGCGTATACGTGTAGAGATAGTACAGAAATCTTCGTATCTCTTTTCTGTATTCTCTAAATAATGCTTTGCCGTGAAGTTAAATTTCTTATGGCAGTATAGTTCAAAGCCCTCTATTGTTAGTGGTACTTCTAATGGTTCTCCTACCATATCTCCTGTTCTTTGGTTTAAGTGATATTTAAATCTTGGATTCGTTTTTGTGTAGGTTTTGTATGCGTCAAAAATGTCTTCTAATTCTTGCGCGTCTTTTAGTGATTTAGGTCTTCCTTTTTTTGCCATCTTATTAATCTTCGTAAGTTTCGTATACTTTCTTTATTCTGTTATTGATATCTCTTAAACAACTTGCGCAGGTTGTGTACTGTTGTTTAGTTCTGAATACTCTATTGTAAATTACTAATAAATCTCTTTGTTCGCTTGGCTTCATTCTATTGCTATCTTTTGAAAACCATTCTTTTAAATATTCGTATTCGTCTTTTTGTAGGCACTCGGCTTTAAATCTTCTTGGAAATAATGCGTTCAATTTTTCCTTACGTTCTTCACATCCACAGTCATCTCCTGCCAACCATTTAATAGCTTTCTTTATTCCTGTCGCTTCTGTTACCTTTTCGATAACGTCGCCTAAACCCTCAACAGGTTGCTGCTTCTTCCAGTCTTTGTATTCTTTAGATCGTTTATCTAATCCTAAATAATATTCTTCGTTTTTTTCCATAATCAAATTAATTCGTAATCTTCGTTTTTATAGTCTTCGTAATCTTCATTCAGATTTTCTTTTAGTTTTCCTTTGCAGTATTTTATTGTTTGAAAAATACTGCTTGTGCTTATTCGTGTTTCATCTGCAAGTTCACGCATACTCATTCCACTATCAAAATAATGTTTAAATAACATTTCGTCATACCAATGCCAGGTTTCAGCTTCTTCTTTGACACGTTTAATTAAACCACTAAAGGCTTCTTCTTTTGATATATAGTCATAAGTTACGCCAATGTCTTTGCGTTCTTCTATATTAACCATCTGGTGCTTGTTTCGTTCTTTTGTCAAATCTTTGAATATGTTTCTTAAAGTAAAGTGTATGTAGGCACGGTTAAGTGTTCCGTTTTTTTGTATAACCTTTTCCCTGTCTGCGTACTTGTGTAATCTTATATACATTTCTTGAACTATATCTTCTGCGTAGAAGTCTTCTCCGTAGCTTTGTACGATTCTTAAATAGTCAGCGTGAAATTTAGCAACTTCTTTTAACCAGTTCATTGATTAGATATTAAACAAATGTAACGATTATTTTCTAATAGTGTATAGACGAAGTTTTTAACGAAACGTTGTGAATAAAAAAAAGCACCTCTTTCAAAGTGCTTCTTCCGTTTTATAGTTTATAATCTAAAAAGGCAATCCATCTAAATCTGATTGTTGTGCGTCGTGCTTTGCATCTTCGTTGCCACCGGCTTCAACTTCTGCTTGGTACGGCTT